GTACGCTTAAAGCAGACGACCCTTCCACACCTGATGTGAATGAGGCTTGGGAAGAGAAACCTGTTAAAAAGAAGCGTGGTCGTCCCTCAAAGAAAAAGGACTAGGCTATGGCTGGACAAGAGGTTCGCGCATTTAACTTCGCAGTGGGCGACACCCCTGCAGTTGTAGGACCGTCACGGGGTAGGCTTCAGGGGGTTCTGGTAAACGCCGCTGCAGCCGCCGCCTTCACTATCCGTAATGGCAGTGCCACAGGTGATATCATACTTGATTTAACTCTACCTACGGGCTGGAATGACGTATATATCCCTAATGATGGTATACTCGCTGATAACGGTTGTTTTGTTTCCGCATTTACTGGAGCTGGCAGCAAGATGACTTTGATTATAGAGTAATACGTTATGGCTGGTAATGATGTACTTTCCGCTCACGCACACGCTTCATCGGCACTTATAAATCGTAGGTGCCGTTTAAGAGGCGTGGTCGTAAACACAGGATCAGGGGCGTCAGGGGATGTAATATTCTATGATAATGCGTCAGCAGCTTCCGGCTCTGTGCTTCTTGAGGTTGACGAGAAGGCTCAAAGTACAGTCGATATTATAATACCGGGAGATGGCATCCTTGCCAAAAACGGCGTGTATGTATCGCTACCCGCAAACGTGTCTGCTACAATCTTTTACGAGTGAGCTATGCCTGAGAAAAAAGACCCACGGTTAGCAAGAGCAGGAGTATCTGGCTTTAATAAGCCTAAGCGGACTCCTAATCATCCAAAAAAGTCTCACATTGTTGTGGCTAAAGAGGGTGATAAGATCAAGACTATCCGGTTTGGTGAAAAAGGCGCAAAGACTGCTGGCAAGCCCAAGGCGGGGGAGTCTGATCGCATGAAAGCCAAGCGCAAGTCCTTTAAGGCTCGTCACGGCAAGAACATTGCCAAGGGCAAAATGTCTGCAGCATATTGGGCGGATAAAGAAAAATGGTAATATCTCGGTCTCAAATGGGAAGTCAGTTAGTAGGCAACCGCGTCTCTACTGGAGACGATGCGAGGGATTTAGACATCATTCGCTTTGGCAAAGGTGGTAAGACAGAGAGCAAAGTCAATGAGGCTGGCAACTACACTCAGCCTGACAAACGTAAGCGTTTGTTTAACAAGATAAAAGCTGGTGGCAAAGGTGGCAAGCCCGGTCAGTGGTCCGCTAGGAAAGCCCAGATGCTGGCTAAGGCGTATAAGGATTCTGGTGGGGGGTATACATCGTGAAGGGCGTAAAGCATTATCGGAAGGACGGGACTGTCCATAAGGGCGGGACACACAAGATGCCTGATGGCTCGCTGCACTCAGGCAAGACTCACGGCAAGACAAGCGTAAAGCTGGTGCATTATAAAGATTTAAGCAAGGCAGCAAAGGCTAAAGCAGATGGCGCTAAAAGCAAGCCAAAAAAGTCTTAAAGACTGGACCAAGCAGAAATGGCGGACCAAGTCTGGTAAGCCTTCTACTCAGGGTTCCAAGGCTACAGGCGAGAGATACCTCCCTGAGAAAGCTATCAAGGCTTTGACGGATAAGGAATACGCAGCTACTACTAAGAAGAAGCGCGAAGCTACTAAAAAAGGTAAGCAGGTTGCCAAGCAGCCGAAGAAAATTGCCAAGAAGACGGCGAAATATAGGAAGACTTAGATCATGGCAGTAGTCACACCAGACCTACCTAAACTCTTTGAGGAAGCATATGAACGTGCTGGCCTTGAGATGCGTTCTGGCTATGATTTAAAAACGGCTCGTAGGAGCCTTAACATATTAACATTGGAGTGGCAGAATCGTGGTCTCAATCTCTTCACTATTGAAGCGGGTACGCTCGCTATTACAGCGGGTACGTCAACGTATACCCTTCCTTCAGACACCATCGACCTCATCGAACACCAAGTCCGAACAGGTACAGGTACAAATCAAACCGACACCGCCCTCGAAAGGGTCAGTGTCGCGACCTACGCCCAGCAAACCAACAAAAACACGCAAGGCAGGCCAACCCAAATCTACGTCCAAAGGCTCCCCACGGAAGTCAAAGTAACGCTATGGCCCGTGCCGGACGCCACTACGCCGTATACCTTGTCTTACTATAGGCTAAAGGGGATTGATGGTTTGTCGAGTGGTATCGGTGGGGATGTTACGACTGTACCACCTCGTTTTGTGCCAGCCTTAGTATCGGGCATGGCTTACTACATTGCGATGAAGAAGCCGGATGTTGCCGCTCGTGTTCCGCTGTTGAAGCAAGAGTATGAGTTCCAGTTCCAGCTCGCTGCTGGTGAGGATGAGGAAACAGCGTCAATCAAGTTTGTACCCTTTGATACGTTCATGATGGGTGGATAATGAGTTACGCAAAAGCCAAATACGCCTTCGGGTTCTGTGACAAGACGGGGTTTCGTTACCCCCTCAAAGACCTTGTGCCTGAATACAACAACGGCGTTAAGACTGGTTTTCTTGTCGGTAGAGATGTTGTTGACCCAGACCAGCCTCAAAACTTTCTTGGGCGCGTAAAGATTAACGACCCTCAATCACTGCGCAATCCACGCCCAGATACTTCTCTGCTAGAAAGCCGAGAGCTGTTTGGTTGGAATCCAGTTTGGAATTCAGCACAATATATGGTAGCGTCTGTAGGAAGAGTTACTGTCATCACAACAGATGGAGATTAAAATGCCAGCACCTAAAAAATCCTTGCGTCCCAAAGCTCGTCCAAAATCTATCTACGGAGTCGAGGAAATGAGTACACGAAGCCCTGATGGTCTCACCATAGCAGAGCGCGAAAAGAAAGAGAAAGCTGAGAAAAAGATGTACGGTGGTAAAATGAAAAAACCTGTTGCTATGAAATCCGGTGGAAAGATGCCAATGGTAAAGAAGGGTGATAAGTCTGTACCAGCTTTTGCCGCTGATGGCGTAGGCAAGATGAGCTACGGTGGCAAAATGCCCAAGAAGATGAACATGGGCGGCAAGTGTCGCGGCATGGGAGCTGCAACTCGCGGCGGAAACTTTAAAATGGGTTAAGTTCAAATGAACTATTCTGAGTTATCACAGGCCATACAGGACTACACTGAGAACAACGAGACAACCTTCGTCTCTCAGATTCCTACGTTCATAGAGCAAGCCGAGGAGCTTATACACCGCACGGTGATGATTCCAGAGCTTCGCAAGAATGTAACCGCCAATATGACCAACGGTAACCGCTTTCTTGCAAGGCCATCAGACTTCTTAGCTCCGTTCTCCATAGCGGTCATAGATGACTCTGGTGACTATACCTACATGCTCCCCAAGGATGTGAACTTCATTCGCGAAGCATATCCAAGCAAGGCGACCTCCGGTCTTCCTAAGTACTATGCAGAGTTTGATGGTGACGTTCAGTCCACGTCTTCGCCGGGAAACTTTATTTTAGGCCCAACCCCTAATGGTGCTTATGAAGTTCAATTGCACTATTATTTTGACCCTCCCTCTATTGTTACTTCTGGAACATCTTGGCTCGGGGATAACGCAGAAGAGGCTTTACTGCACGGCAGTCTCGTGAACGCTTACATATTTATGAAGGGTGACGCCGATGTGCTTGCAATGTATCAACAGCGATTTAAAGACGCCATGCAGCGACTGATGGTTCTTGGTGAGGGAAGACTTAAACGTGATGATTATCGTGACGGTCAGACAAGGCTGGAGATGTAGATGTTTGAATTGAATGTAAATGTTCCCCAAAACGAACAAGTGGTATTAGTTAATACTACTGACGGGCGTGGCTTCACCCCGGAAGAGCTTTCTGAGCAATGCGTTCAGAAGTTGATCTCTGTATCTGATACGGCACCCCCAGCTATCAGGGATCAAGCCCGTGCTTTTTCAAAGCACATTGAGACGCTTGTTGCATATTATATGCGGCAGGCTATTCGCAGCGACCGAACTAGTGTATATAATGCACTTAATGATGCGGGGCATCCCGACCTAGCCGATCTTATAAGGAGACTTTGACATGGCTTTTACTGGTAACTTCATGTGTACGTCATTCAAGAAAGAGCTTCTTGAAGGCGGACATAACTTTCTACTATCAGGTGGCGACACCTTTAAATTAGCGTTGTATGATAACAATGCTTCTTTTACAGCGGCAACTACGGACTATACAGCTACTGACGAAGTTGGTAATTCAGGTTCATATGCTGCTGGTGGCGGGACACTAACTCGCGTTGATCCAACCTCATCTGGTACAACGGCGTTCACCGACTTTGACGATCTGACATTTACGTCAGCAACGATCACTGCTCGTGGTGCGTTGATTTATAACACAACCGAAGGCGCTGGCACTGGCACAACAAACACTGTTGTGGTTCTAGACTTTGGTGCAGACAAAACTTCTACGGCGGGTGATTTCCAGATTGCGTTCCACACAGCGGATG